AATTTGATAATTAATGGGGCGTGTAACGTGGCCCAATATGGAACCTCGGATACTTCAGATGCTCAAGGTTATACAACTTGTGATAGATGGAGAATAAGTTGGGGTGGAGCTAATAACATTATTGAAACTCACCAAGAACAATTAAGTTCTAGCGATACTGGCCCTTGGGCAAAAGGTTTTAGAAATGCTTATAAAATAGTTAATGGTGATCAAACAGGAGGTGCTGGAGCTGCTGATTATGTCCAAATTCAATATAATATTGAAGCTCAAGATTTAGCTAGTTCTGGTTGGGACTACACGTCAGCTTCTAGTTATATCACTTTATCTTTTTGGGTAAAATCAAGTGTTAATAGTTTTGATTTACCAGTTGAATTAGTTTCTATTGATGGTACTAAACAAAGTTATACCTTTCAGACAGGAGCTTTATCCGCAAATACTTGGACAAAAGTAACTAAAACAATACCTGGTAATACCAATATACAAATTGATAATAATAATGGAAAAGGTTTAACGATTGTTTTTCAAGTATTTATTGGAACTGATTACACAGGAACTATTACAAATAACGCATGGAGAGCACAAGCCGATGCTACTCAAGCTAATGATATGTCATCTGCTTGGTGGACAACAAATGATGCAACTTTACATCTAACAGGACTTCAGTTAGAAGTAGGAGACGTTGCCAGTGATTTTTCCCACGAACCATATTCCGAAACCTTGAGAAAATGTCAGAGGTATTATATGAAATGGACAGACGGTAATAGCAAATATGTAGGTATGGGTGCGGTTACTCATGGTACGGAAGTAACTTGTGTTTTAACTATGCCCGTAACTATGAGGGGGACGGTAGCAATAGACCATACTTATGGAAATGACTATTGGAGAATTGCAGGCGGTAACTTAGGCGGAGATAAGTACATAGACGGGGCTTGGACAGTTGACCAAAACCAACCCAACACATTCTTGATTTATGCAACTCCTGAAGTAAGTTTAACTAGTTACATGGGACAATCTGGTTATGTTCAAGGTAAAAACGCTTCTTCATATATGGCCTTTTCATCGGAACTTTGAATCATGACTTTTACCTACAAACTACAAAAGAGAAGCGGTGAAACCGAAGCAACTGCTATTACAAAATTTATAACAGGAACAAATAGAGCTATAACCTTTCCAATTGATAATGATTGTAATGAATACCGAGATTACCTAGAGTGGAAAGCAATTGAAGGCAATGAGCCAGAAGCGGCTGATTAGTGAACTTGTCTAGCTAGGTCTATTTGTTGTTGACTTTGTTGTTTAATTAATAAAGGTGTTATGAGATAAGCAGGTAATACAGCAATTGTTGTAAGGCTAATAACTAATAACATGATCGGCGCGGCCTTTATCAGAGCTTCTTTCCATATATCGTCAAACATGTTTTTACTTAAATTATAAGTTACTATCTAGACGTAGCAACGTTTAAAGCTATGAAAAAGGTTATTGATTGTCTTGTTATTGCTAACTCGGTCTTTATAGTGGGAGTGCTGGCAGGTGGTACGGGTCTTTATTTCTACGCTAAGAACCCAACCAACCAAGCTAAAGCAAAAGCTTATTTGACAAATCAAATTACAAAGCTGATACCTGTTCCAGAAATACCAAAAGTTCCTAAATCAACCGGAAATGTCCTCCCCTTTTAATATGGGCAAATTCTTTGCAAGCCGAGGCAATCAAAGAGGCATTAATTCGTTTAAAAGAAGAAGAGCTAATTAGACAGAAAGAAGATGGAAATAGAAGAGATAAAGGTTCCGACAGTAAAGATTTGGAAAATACCTAATATTCAAGCGCCTAACGTTATTGCAACCCCTTCTGTTCCTATCCCCTACATTGAGACACCCTGTTCAGAAGTAAGGCGAGATTATACGAGGTCAAAACAAATTTTTACAGATGATCCCGCTGGAAATATTGTCATTTGTCCGGGTATTCCTTGGTTTGAACCAATTCAATACAACCCTAAAAAAATACAAATTATTGAAAGTCAAAAACCAACGGTAGAACCGCCACCAACTAACACAGCGGAAACGCCAGAAGCCGAAATACCAAAAGATGATTTAACACAAGAAAAGAAAGAAAATGTTCCTTGCCCTGATCCCCAGAAAAATAATCCTAGAATTGGTGATATTGCAGCAAATGGAAAAGAAAAAGTTTCAGGTTTTGAATTAAGTAAAGACGGCCAAACTTGCATAGTTGTTTATTCTCCTATTTCAGTAACAGAAAAATATTTACCTCAAATAGGAACAGTTTCAACAACTGCAATTATTGCTTCTACTGCTGTTGTAAGTTCTGTTTTAGCTAAACCCATTGCTGATCTATTGTTAAAGGTAATTAAACCAAGTGTTAAAAAAGTAATCACAACATTAAAAATAAAGCTATTAAAAAAGCCGCCAGAAAAGAAAAGTATCTTTGATAAAAAGATGGAACAAAGAGAACGAAATAAAGCTATTCGGAAGTTAAAGAAGGGGTGGTAATTTTATGTTTATGATCAATTAATGTATTAGCTGGCGTTACTAAAGTTACATCTTCGCATAGACCATATAAGGGTGAATTTTCAGTCAATAAAACGCCTTCTTTTTTCCATTTAGCACAAGTATTAATTCTTGAGGCGTGATAGTTTAATTTCTTTGCTTCTAGCTGATGACTATATAAATCAACTTGTTTAGCCATAGCAGCGCGGCAAAGGCGAACAGATTGGCGATCAAGTGGAATTGCAAAAGTTAAAGCAATACCTGAACTGATGCTCATATTATTTTCCTTTTGTCCTGTTCTTGTTGGCTTGTAGTAAAGGATTGAACCCGGATTAACCAAAGCGCCGTCATCATTTGTTTGTAAATCGTAGACGGGTTCGTTATAGGTTTGCTCAAAGGGGGAGCTATAAGAATTTGTTGTTTGCACAAATGGATTAATATTTAGGGTTGAACCTTGACATTGCAAGGCCGGGGCTACAGATTGGGTAAACTGCCTAGAAGGCACGACTTGGATTGATTGATTCGTAACCGATCCTGTAGAATTTGAAGTAGTGTTAACCGTGTTACTGTAAGCCTTTTCAGCTATATTTGATAATATAAAAGCAATTGCTAAAGTATATTTTAAGCTCTTAATCACTGGCTAAATGTAGAAGTTGAATCACTAACACTTTCAATAGTTGTTGTTCGATCAATCTGAGTAAAATTAACAAGTCCCCCAGTTTCTAGCGTTTCAAAATAAGACCAACTTTGGCCAGCATTATTAATTGAATATTCTGGTTTTGCTGTATATGTAGGGCTTGTAATTGATGTTGTTACCCCTTGAATAGTTTGGGTGTTTGTTGTATATCCTGTTGGTGCAATATTTGTTGTATTAGAAGGTGAAACATTAACCCCACCTGTTGTTAGCTGGTATCCATTACGGAAGTCAAAACTTTTTATAGTCTCCTGAACTACGCTAGAAGTTTCGGTGTGATTCTGTAGAACTCCTTGTTGAAAATTTGGGATTACTGGCGCAGCATAAACTGGCGCATTAAATATAAATAATAAACCAACAATAAAACGCATTAGTCAACAATTAATTCTGTAATTACTTGACCTACAGCCGAAGTTCCAGCACCTCCAGCGGTCAAGGTAACAACTCCACCACTGGTAATAGTGCCGGCCAAAGTACCTGCAACCCCTCCCGACATCGTTAAAGTTTCTCCATAAGCCGGCATATCAGCCACCACTCCGCTGGTTACATCCACTCCTGAACCGATAGCTGCAGGGGCGTCGCCTTGATTCCAACTTTCCGAGAACGAATAAGCACTTCCGGCTGTATTTATGTCATAAGCTCCAACATCTAGCGTTGCTGCTGTAGTAGCAGTGCCAGCCGTTAACTTGCCAAAGTGAGCATCAGTAGCAACTTTTATATTGGAACCTGAGACTGCGTAAGTGCTACCGATACGACTTGCATCTGTGTAAGCACCGTTAACTGTGAGCTGAGTTGAACTAGTTATTTTATGATGAAGGTCACATTTTGCGGCTGGAGTTGCTACGAGGAACGCAGCGAGAAGGAAAAAACGTTTCATAAGTAAGCTTTTGAGATGTTGGTAGCAAATCCAATGACGGTGACACCCGCAGCAAGAACAGCAGCCGCACCGATCACCCATTTTTCAACGACCTTTAATCGTTCTCTAATATCTTCTAGTTTTTCTTCTAAACGCTCTATTTTTAACTGCATAACGGCCAAGCGTGTTTCTTGGCTGGCATCTAAAGAAAGGTTCTTATCAGTCATAGCTAAACGGTTGGAGGGTTTTGATCAACAACTTGAGCGCCTTTGATTTCTATTGGAGTTAAGACACGAATTGTTTGATAGTTTCCACCTCCTTCAGCCATCATCGCTTGCATTTCTTTTTTCGTCATTGGCTTATCTTCTGGCGGTACTTCAAAGGTTCCATCACCTTTTTTCTTAGCGTTCTTATCTAGCCCAAAACTTGCGAGAGAGCTAGCCAGCAAACTTGCCGGAAAAGTTATGTCCTGCTTCTCTCCACTTGTTAGCCCCGGAATCTTAGGTAAATAATTTAATGTAACCAATGCGCCTGACCAAAAAACGACGAGCAAACGCACCCCAATTCCGACGTATTCAAACTGTTCGTCGCGGTCGGGTATTTTTTCCTGCAATTTTTGAATAAAGTTTTTCTTTGTTTCTTGCTTTTTCTCTTCCATATGACGCCATAGTAAAGAATGATTAATATTAGATTAGCTTCTAAAAACGTCTTGTGAACGAGATTAGCGCGGCTATTATTAGTGGCGCCGCTGTTTTCTTAGCTATGCAAGCAAAAAAGAACTCAGAATTAAAGATTGAGATCTTCAGCCGCTTGAATAAATTGGAGACATCTTGCGCAAGGCTTGAGGAACGCTGCCCTATGAAAAACACTAGATGAATGAAGTTCTAAGCAGTCCGATCACTTGGATCATTATCACGGCCTTAAGTGAAATTATCGGATCTTCAAAACTAAAACAAAACTCAGTGCTTGCTTTGGTATTTGACACCCTTAAGAAAATGAAGCCTAAAACAGACGACAATCCAAAATGATTAAACAAATTTCAATAGCAGAGAACGCCGCTAGGAACGAATATCAAGAAATGCTTTACCGTCTGGACGGGCGCGACGACCCGAAGCATCCAATGGCTAATACCTTCACCGGCTTGCATCAAGAGGTTTTGACCTATGAGCGCTTGAAAAAAGAATTAGAAATATATGACAAATGGAAAAACAGGTATTGGCGAATAGCTAACGATTAGACCTTTTAATCTCATCGATAATCATATTGATCATGATGGTCTTTGAATAGTGGCTTGGTGTCTCTGCAAGCACCCTAAGTTCTCGACTTGTCTTATCCCGTAAAAATCTTTTTAAACCGTCGTAAGGTTCAGGGCTTTCGTATATAAAAAGCTTTCCTATTAAATCAAGGATCTTTTTCATGGGCTGCTTATCCTTTTACTATGTCTAGATATTAAATAGATGGATAGACAAGAATTATTGATTTGTGATTGTTCACATTGCAGGAACATAAAAAAGCAGCAAAAAGAATTAGAGCTGCATTTAAAAAAAATTAGTTTGTCTAAAGTATTAAAGGACTCCCCGTCACTTAACCCTCGCTAGAATTGAATTGACCTTAATCTATGCAATTAAGCGTTAAACACCTAGGGATGGGTATCTATTAAACCTCTTGGCATTCGTCGGGGGGTTTTCTAGTCTTTATTACAATG